AGCGTTAATAGCTGGAGAGAAAGGTAGTAAAGTTGGTGTGGGTAATTTTGTTATGGCTGTTAGTTATACAGACAGCTACAATGACTTACAGTATGTAGCTAACTTTGTTAACTGTGATATGGCATTGGACTACTACAATCTTAATTGTACTAGTGCTAAAATCATGATGTGTCAGAATGAAGACTATTTGTATATGCCTATTGGACATAATTCAGATAGCTCATTCGATTTCGAGCCAACAGATAAACAATCATGTGGATTTGTTGGGGTACAAAAACCTAAATTTATAGAGGAATAAACTATGGGAAAAGGAAGTGGTAGACGTAAACAGGATATAACTGATGAACAGATGGAAAAAGCATGGAATGCTATATTTGCTGGACATCCTAATGAGGAACAGTTTGAAACAATTAAACAAAAACCACCTGTTGTTAAAGAAGATGATTATGGTAATGTATTACCTAAAACTAATGACCCTGACAGGTTTGTTGATGATATTGGAGATGCTTAATGTCACCTACACAAAGGACTTTAAAGAGAATGAGGGAGAGTGGAGACTATGCTCTAGTGAAGGTTGTTGAAAGGTGGAACGCCTTTGCTAGGATTAGACAAGACTTATGGAACTTTGATATATTAGGTATCACAACAAAAGGAGAAACGCATGCGATACAGGTAACTACAAAAGGTAATGTAAACGCTCGTATTAAAAAAATAACAGACTCTGAATTCACACCACATCTAAGAGATGCTAATTGGACTTTGCTTGTAGAAGGTTGGCATAAACCAAAGAGCAGATGGGAATCAGTTATCACAGACATATCATAAAGGAAAACAATGGACACATACCAAAAACTAATAGCAGCAAGTAGATACGCTCGTTATCTACCAGAAGAAAAAAGACGAGAGACATGGTCAGAAACAGTTGATAGGTTAATCAACTACATCAAAGAAAGTTCACCAGAAATCACAGCAGAGCTTCCAAAACTACACAAAGCAATAGAAAATTTAGATATTATGCCATCTATGCGTTTAATGATGTCTGCAGGAGAAGCATGTAAGAGAGATAACATTGCTGCTTATAACTGTAGCTATATGGCTATCAACAATAAGAGAGCATTCAGTGAGTGCTTATATATATTAATGAATGGCACAGGAGTAGGATTCAGTTGTGAAAGACAAGAGATTGATAAGTTACCAGCTATACCAGAGAGCGTTAACGATTGCGATGATGTTATTGTTGTTGCTGACAGCAAACTTGGGTGGGCGAAGGCGTATCGTAAACTTTTATCTAGTTTATGGGAAGGTGACATACCGACCATGGACTACTCTAAAGTTAGAAAAGCAGGAGAAAGACTTAAGACATTTGGTGGACGTGCATCAGGTCCTGAACCATTAAAAAGACTATTTGATTTCACAAGAGATACTATTGTTAATGCTAGAGGTAGAAAGCTAACATCTATAGAAGTACATGATATAGTATGTATGATTGGCGAGATTGTAGTAGTAGGTGGAGTTAGACGTTCAGCTCTTATATCTTTATCTAATCTAACTGATAAGAGAATGAGAGAAGCTAAGATGGGGGCATGGTATAACGACTTTGCTTGGAGAGGTTTAGCTAATAACTCTGTTGCTTACACTGAAAAACCTGACTCAGAAGTATTTATTGAAGAGTGGTTAGCTTTAGTAAAGTCTAAGTCTGGAGAAAGAGGTATCTTTAATAGAGTTGCATCACAAAAGCAAGCAGCTAAATGGGGTAGAAGAGATGCTACTTTAAACTATGGTACCAACCCATGTTCTGAGATTATATTGCGTGATAAGCAATTCTGTAATTTATCTGAGGTAGTTGTAAGAGCTAGTGATACTAAAGAAACATTGCTAGAAAAGGTTAAATTAGCTACAATACTAGGTACTTTTCAATCAACACTAGATAACTTTCAATTTTTAAGTCATGAATGGAAAACTAATACAACAGCTGAGAGGTTATTAGGTGTATCATTAACAGGGATTATGGATAACAAAATGATGTCAAATCCTGACCCTAAATTTTTAGAGGAGATGAGAGATGTTGCTAGAAAAACTAATGAGAAATATGCGAAGCGGCTTGATGTCCAAGTATCTGCATCTATTACTTGCGTCAAACCGTCAGGGACAGTATCGCAATTGGTGGATAGCGCTTCAGGTATACACACTAGACATAGCGATTATTATGTTAGAACAATTAGAATGGATAAGAAAGACGCTATCTACGAGTTTCTTAAAGAGAAAGGTGTACATGTCGAAGATGAGCAATATAGGCCTGAAAGCACTGCAGTATTCTCATTCCCAATTAAATCGCCTAAAGGATGTATTACACGTAATGATAAAACAGCGTTAGAGCAGTTAGAGTTATGGCTAACTTATCAACGTCATTGGTGTGAACACAAACCATCTGTTACTATATCAGTAAGAGACGAAGAATGGTTAGAAGTTGGAGCATGGGTATATAAACACTTTGATGAAATATCAGGTATTAGTTTCTTACCACACTCAGATCATTCATATGTTCAAGCACCATATCAAGAGTGTACTAAAGAAGAGTTCGATAAGTTAAATAAAGAGACTCCATCTAACATTGACTTTACTGAGTTAGTAGAAGATGATGATAACACAGAAGGTGCGCAAACAATGGCATGTGTAGGTACTAGCTGCGAGATACAGTGATGCAGTGTACACAGGCTGCATATTGATGCATGTTACTATTACGGTTCAGGTGATGCACGAGAGGTCACCTGGTGTAATCTAAAATAGGTGTTAAATCAACCACTTATGTGATTTTTTACATATATCTAAAGGACATATGCATTATTGTGTCTTTTAAGGAGCAATCAAGGTAGGCCTGAGTAATCTCCCTACTGATCTTTGTATAATTAAACTTATATAAAGGAAATATATCATGAAATGGACTAAACCAGAAGCAACAGAAATGAGATTTGGTTTTGAAGTAACAATGTACGTTTGTAACAAGTAATTCAATAGGAGGGTCAGACTCCTTCTCCTGGTCTGTTTAAAACCCTCCACCTAATAGGAAATATGATGGGACCTCCAAAAGGCAATAAGAATAGCAGCAAAGAAAATAGAGTATGGGGTAAAACCATTAAAAAACTAGCTGTGCAAGAAGACTACAAACGTATCCACAGAGTAGCTGAAGCTCTATTCAGAAAAGCTGAAGATGGAGATATATCAGCAATAAAGGAACTTGGAGATAGAATAGATGGAAAAGCAGAACAAACAATCACAGGAGACAGTGACCAACCAATCACAATCGTTGTCAAAACAGGAATCGACGAGTGAGGTCATTGAAACAGGTTATAAACCTAGAGAACCTCAAAAAGAAATTCACAGAGCTATGCATAACAGTCGATTTGTGGTGGCAGTCTGTCATCGAAGGATGGGCAAGACAGTTGCAGCGATTAACCAACTTATACACTCTGCTCTTAAATGTGATAAAAACAAACCTCAATTTGCTTACATCGCTCCAACCTATGGTCAAGCTAAAAGAATCGCATGGGAATACCTTGTCGAATATACGAGACCGTTGGGAGCGGAAGTTAGAGCATCAGAGCTTAGAGTCGACTTTATGGGAAGACGTATCTCACTGTATGGTGCTGATAGTCCTGATTCCCTTCGTGGTATTTATCTTGATGGTTGTGTTATTGATGAGATTGGCGACGTTAATCCTAGTCTATTCAATGAGGTTATACGACCTGCTTTATCAGATCGTTTGGGTTGGTGTATGTTTATCGGCACTCCGAAAGGTTCGAACCATTTTAAAGGTTTAAGAGACTACGCATTAGATGATGATAATCCTAATTGGGATTTAAGAGAATACAAAGCAAGTCAAACAAAACTCATAGCAGAAGACGAACTAAAAGATGCTAAAAAAGCTATGGGTGATAACAAATACGAACAAGAGTTTGAAATATCATTCGATGCACCAATAGTAGGTTCATATTATGGTGAAATCATTAAAGACTTAGATAGTAAGAACCATATAAGAGATATAGAGTCAGAGAACATGACTCAGAAATGGACTGGTTGGGACTTAGGTATGAGTGATTCTACATCTATATGGGTAGCTGAGTTAGTAGGTGGTGAAGTAAGGATAATGGATTACTATGAGGATGGTGGACAATCATTAGACCACTACATAGGTTGGTTAAAAGAACATGGATATGAAGACTACAATCACATATTACCTCATGATGTAATGGTCAGAGAATTAGGTACAGGTAAGAGTAGACACGAGTTACTTACAGATGCAGGATTAAAGATA